AGTAAGGAACTTCGAATGAAAAACTTACGAGAGAACCTGACATTCGACCAAGCTAAGATTGTGATCGAATCCGCTGATGAAGGCAAAAGTCTTTACATGAAAGGCATTTGTATTCAAGGCGGAGTGCGCAACGCAAATCAGCGAGTGTATCCTGTAAATGAAATTGGCAGGGCTGTCAAAACTCTCAATGATCAAGTTAGCGGAGGCTACTCAGTTCTCGGCGAAGTAGATCATCCAGAAGGCCTTAATATCAACCTAGACCGCGTAAGCCATATGATCACAGAAATGTGGATGGATGGACCAAACGGCTATGGCAAGTTAAAGATCCTACCAACACCAATGGGCAATCTAGTTAAAACAATGCTAGAGAGCGGGGTAAAGTTAGGAGTATCATCACGCGGATCCGGGAACGTCCAAGAGGACGGTTCCGGTGAAGTATCAGATTTTGAAATAATCACCGTTGACGTTGTGGCACAACCCAGCGCACCTGGTGCTTACCCAACACCCATCTACGAACATATTATGAATGCTCGTGGCGGTTACAAGGCTTATGAAATCGCACAGGCTACAAGACACGACCCCAAGGCACAGAAGTATTTGAAAGATTCGCTGATTAATATAATCAGTCGACTCCAATAAGAGGAGAAAATAAATGTTGGATGCACTTAAAACACTATTCGAAAATGATGTTGTATCAGAAGAAGTGCGTGCCCAAATCGAGGAAGCATGGCAATCTAGGGTTCGTGAGAACCGTCAAGCTGTCACTGCTGAACTACGCGAAGAGTTCGCTCAAAAATACGAACATGATAAAGCATCAATGGTTGAAGCTATTGATGCCATGCTTAGTGAGCGCCTTGCCTCCGAAATCCAAGAGTTTGCAGATGATCGCAGACAACTAGCAGAAGCAAAAGCAAAATATGCAGTAGCAATGCGTGAAAACGCAAATCTACTAAAAAGTTTTGTTGTAAGTCAGCTAGGTAAGGAAGTCGGAGAGCTACATGAAGATCAAAAGACTATGGCAGTTAAGTTTGCCAAACTAGAAGAATTCATTGTAGAAGCACTAGCTACTGAGATCGCAGAATTTTACGAAGATAAGAAAGATCTAGCTGAGACAAAGGTTCGCCTAGTCCGTGAAGCTAAAGAAAAATTTGCACAAGTTCAAAAGAGCTTTATTAACAAGAGTGCTAAATTAGTATCAGAAACTGTAAGCAAGAAACTCACACAAGAGATGACTCAGCTTAAAGAAGATATTGAGACAGCACGCCGTAATGACTTTGGCCGCAAGCTATTTGAAGCATTTGCTTCTGAATACGCAGGCAGCTACTTAAATGAAAAGTCAGACACTGCTAAACTAATGAAAGTTGTTGAGTTAAAAGATCAACAAATATCTGAAGCAAAAGCATTTGCGGCTAAAGCAAAGCAACTTGCAGAAACAATTAGCGTTGAAAAACAACGTTTAGTTGAATCTGCACAAAGAAAAGAAATAATGAACGACTTGGTTTCGCCGTTAAACGCAGGCCAAAGAGAAATTATGACAGACTTACTGGAATCTGTTCAGACAGCAAAGCTACGCTCTGCGTTTGACAAATACCTACCGGCAGTAATTGACGGAAATTCTCCAGCTAAGAAGAAGGCAGTATTATCAGAAGGCAAAGAAGTAACAGGCAATAGGGAAGAAAGTATTAGTTCAAAAGCAGACCACGATTCAAATGTAATCGATATCAAGCGTCTAGCTGGATTAAAATAAGGAGAAAACCAAATGTCAGAACTATTAGAAAGTCGCTGGCAGGATACAAAGACTGCACTTCTTGAGGGCTTACAAGGCACCAAGAAAAGCGTAATGGAAACCACATTAGAAAACACTCGTCGTTATCTAAGTGAATCCGCTACCGCAGGTTCTACTTCTGCTGGTAATGTCTCAACACTTAATCGTGTTATCCTACCCGTCATCAGACGTGTAATGCCAACCGTTATCGCTAACGAATTGGTAGGTGTCCAGCCTATGACTGGTCCAGTGGGTCAGATCCACACGCTACGTGTTCGCTACAGCGACACAGTAGCAGCTAACGGCGGTGTCGTTGGTACAACAGCAGGTGAAGAAGCTCTAAGCCCATTCAAGATTGCTGAACAGTATTCTGGTGCTAATACCGGTAAAGCTAATGCAACAGCAGCTTTAGAAGGTGCAGCTGGACGAAGAATGTCCATCCAGATCTTGAAGCAAACTGTTGAAGCTAAGACCAGAAAGCTATCAGCTCGCTGGACATTCGAAGCTGCACAGGATGCACAATCTCAGCATGGTATTGATATCGAAGCAGAAATTATGGCTGCTTTGGCTCAAGAAATTACAGCTGAAATTGATCAAGAAGTTCTTGCTTCTTTACGTAGCCTAGCAGGCACAGTACAAACATACGACCAAGCTACCGTTTCAGGTACAGCTACATTCGTTGGTGATGAACACGCTGCATTAGCTGTTCAAATCAACCGTGCTGCTAATTTGATCGCTCAGCGTACTCGTCGTGGTGCTGGTAACTTTGCAGTTGTTAGTCCGTTTGCTTTAACAATTCTTCAAAGTGCAACTACTTCTGCGTTCGCAAGAACAACAGAAGGTTCATTCGAAGCTCCAACTAATACCAAGTTTGTTGGTACATTGAACAACGCTATGCGTGTGTTCGTTGACACTTATGCATCTGATGCAACAGGTGCTCTAGGTGGTTACAAAGGTTCTTCAGAGTCAGATGCAGCGGCATTCTATTGCCCTTACATTCCTCTAATGAGCTCTGGTGTTGTTCTAGATCCAGACACATTCGAACCAGTCGTGAGCTTTATGACTCGTTATGGATATGTTGAATTAAGCAACACAGCATCATCTCTAGGTAATGCTGCTGACTACCTAGCTAACGTAGCTATCACTAGCGGTAACGTTACATTCCAGTAATTTTTACTAGGTAGCAAAATAAAAATAGACCCTCCGGGGTCTATTTTTTTATCTTAGGTTTCTGATAAATACTTTGTCTAAATTATATTCGCGTAATGCGAACTTATGCTGTAACCCGCAGCGTAGACCTAAAACGTCAAATTAAGGAGAAAACAATGGGACGTCCATTACATAAAGATATTAACGGTGTTAAAGTAACCCGTTCAGCAACAACAACACAAGCAGGTATTAGAGTTGAAGGATATTTTGGTGGTGCATTAGGCACAGACTATCAACTTGTAAAACAAAGAGGAAAGAAAACTTTCGTAGTACTAAAGGCATCAGTTGATGCACTTACTGATAGCGAAAGCATTCCTGGAACAGTTACCGGTACAGATTTAAAGACTGGTGTACTAGTTTCTGCACAACCTGGAACTAACGGTGAAATCCGTATTCGAGGTCATCTAAGTTCTAACAGCGGTCAACTTGTATCTATTGCTAAACTTACAAAACGTATGGCTACTGATTTTAGTGGTAACAAGTATACGTGGCGTCTAGAAAACGATAGCTCTAACGATTACATTGTTTTAACTGCGATCTAAAAATTATAAGGAACTGTAGTTCCTTATCTAAGGATATAAAATGGCAAGAGTACTTCGTATACCAACTAGTGATTATAAACTTATAGTAGGAGAGGGTAACACAATTACCCTCGACACTACTAACGGAAAAAATAACGGCACTGGTAAAGTTCTTATCACTGGTGATTTAGAAGTTAAAGGTGATACCACTACTGTAAATTCAACTATAGTAAAAGTTGACGATAACATCCTTATACTAAGCGCAAGTAATACAGCAGATGGATTACCAGCAAGCCTTGATAGACCTTATTCAAGTGGAATTGAAATTGAAAGGGGTGCATTTGTAAATGCAAGATGGGTATACGATGACAGCATAACGTGGAGCCTTGGCGGTGAAGTTAATGGTATTGGTACGTGGTTGGCAGAACAAGGCACACAACGTTTACCTATAGCAACTCCTGGAATAGTTGCAGGCGGGAATTTATTTGTTAGTGTAGGGAATGGTGTTATCACTGTACAAGGTAGTGTTAATTACGAAGAAAAAGTTTTTAGATATGATGCTGGAATAATTACTCCGGATCCAGTAACTGGATCTGTTATTGTCAATGACGATGCAATACCAAATGCAAAAGCTGTTTCTGACTTTGTTGATTTCTCATTTGTTAACATTGGTGTTAGCGTTATTAGTCAAGATAACAGTTCTGTTAGCGTGATTGATAAAAATAATACAATTGGGGCTATTATTGAAGTTGGCTCTAGAACTATTATTAGAACAACAAATACTCACGGATATCAAATAGGTGATAGCATAACAATTATTGGAGTTACAACAAGTCCAGTAGATGCAATAATAAACGGTATTAACGGAACTTGGACAGTTACAGATACTCCAACTGATAATACTATCGAATTTAATCGCAGCACGACCGGCGGTGACATAACAAAATATATAGCAAGTTCTGGTCGAGCAATTAGTGATAACAGTAAAATTTCAGTTACTGTTGAAAATAGTGAAATTGCTAATTTTTATCAAAATAGAATTGAACTATACGGTATTAAAGTTAATGGAACAGAAATATCAACAACTGAAAGTAATACTAATTTGATATTAGGAGCACCAGGAACAGGTAACGTTTTAATAAAAGACGTACTAGCAATTTCTGAAACTCCAACTGATGATGATGGTAGCTTAGATCCAAGTTCACCTTTAGAAGGCATTAAAGTCTACAGTAAGCAAGAAGGTGTTGGAGATACTGGTTTATATTTCGTTAATAGAAGTAACACCAGCGGAGAATTTATAAGTAAAAATAGAGCATTATTATTGAGCATGCTCTTCTAAGGATAAAAAAATGGCTATAGAAAATGCACAACTAAAAACTACACAACTTGATGTATTAACCGTGCCCGCAGGTAAAAGTTATGCTATTACTAGTATTATGGTATGCAATACATACAGTCCAAACGGTGCTTCACCTGCTACCAACGGCGCAAGTTTTGACATGCACTTTATTAAGAATTCACAAGCACTTAACAATAGTGTCACTTGTGTAGTTAGAGAACTTGAATTACCGGCTGGCGAAACATTTACATTTGATTCTGAAAAAGTTGTACTAGGTCCAGGCGATAAGTTATCGTTTGTTGCAGAACCTGATCTAGGATCAAATTTTACTAATCTAGCAGCATCAATAAGTTATTTGGAAGTATAATGAGATTACTTAAAGCACAAAATACAAACTTACGAAACATTAAGGGTAAGGGTGTTAAGTACGATGTAAACGATCAAGTTATTCTTGACAGTACAAATTGTGTGCTAGTTCCTAAAGGAACACAAGCGCAACGACCAGCAAGTCCAATTAATGGACATGTGCGCTATAATATAGATGATAACGAATTTGAAGTATATCAAAACAGTGCTTGGCGAGAACTTCGTTATAAAGAACCAGGCACAATAACTCAGCAAAATTTAGGAAATGGCGATGCTACTGAAACTGTGTTTGGACCGTTAAACAGCGGCGATACAGATTTTCCTATCCCAGCAGCAGCGCAAAACGTGTTAGTATTAATCGAAAACGTTTTTCAGATATCTACAACAAATTACACACTTGAGCAAAGTGTATCAGGAAGCCTAACAGGCCCTAACTCACCATATGCAGATGGATGGTACATTAAATTTACATCTGCTCCACCTCTTGCTAAACCAATTACTGTACTACATAACTTCGACAAATAACCAATAAATACTGTGTTGAGGGAATTATATGACACAGATTGGTAGAATTGGCGGCCCGCTACTAGAAGAAAATTTAATACGTAATGGCGTAGATATCGCTTTTCGTAATAATACATCCACGACTCAGCTACTCTATGTAGACGTTAATAATCGTCGTATTGGTATTAATCTTAATAATCCTTCCTACGAATTAGAAATTTTTGGTACTACTAGAACCGTAAATCTTATTGCTGATGATTTAATACTTCCTAATTTAAGAATAGAAGACAATGAAATAAATGCTGTAGTTGGCAATATCAATTTAGATGCTGCTGATGCTATCGTCTTATCAAATTTAGAAACATCAGAGTTTACTATTTCTGACAATAGAATAAACACTATACGTTCTAACGCTAATATAGATTTAATTCCTAATGGAACAGGTACTGTAGAAACTGACAGTCTAAGAATTTTTGGAAATTTAACAACTCCTGGAACCATTACTCTAGGCGGTACAATAACATTTGGTAATAACATCGTAGAAGATACTGTTAATTTTAATACTGATGTTAGCAGCAACATTGTTCCAGATCAGACGTTAACATATGATCTAGGATCCCCATCTAAAAAATGGCGACAGCTATATACAGATTTAGTTAATGGTGAAGTAGTTACAACATCGTCAATCTCAGGCGGCGGTATTGACCTTGCATTGCGCTCAGGTAATATTTTTTATGTAGCAGTAAATGGAGATGATACTAATGCAGGAGATCATCCACAAGGTCCTTTCGCAACAATTCGCAGAGCACTAGATGCAGCTGATGCAAGCAACGGTGGTCCTGTTTCTATATTTGTTTATCCTGGAGAGTATCAGGAACAGTTGCCTTTAGTAGTACCTTCAAATGTTTCTATTATTGGAGAAGGAATACGTAGTGTTACAGTAGTGCCAGCAACCGGATACGAAACTGAAGATGTATTTCATCTTAATGGAGAAACAACTGTACAGCATTTAACAATAAAAGATTTTTATTACGACAATATAAACAACACAGGATATGCTTTTAGATTTGCTCCTAACGCAATATTTTCTTCAAGAAGTCCGTACGTACAAGATGTTTCGGTTATTACTAATACTGAACTTGTAACGCCTAGACAAATAACTGTTGGCCCAGCACCTACTGGTGTTTCCTTAACTAGTAATAGTGTAACACTGTCTAAAACATTTTATAGCCAAGCTCTTGTAGATTTGTTAGTAGGACAAACAGCAGTCATTGATAGATATCCTAATTCTCCTTTATTTTATACAGTTATATCAATTGTTACAGAGCCATCGGACCCAACTCAATGGCGAATGACTGTTGATACAACTTTTGATCCAACTGGTCAAATAAAACCCATTAGTTTTTATTCAACTATTGATCCCACTTTAATTATCACAAACGATATTTGGGATACAAGCGGAAGTTCAGTTGGTGAAAAATGGGTAGCATATTTTAAAACTAATTTACCAGCTAATTTTGAAACTACAGTACAACCTGGTTGGACAATAAATGTTGCCGGCACAATATACATAGTTGATTATATTATTGAAGATCCAGTTAATACTAATCAGTGGAGAATCTATGTTACTACCTTTTTAGTTGGCGGAACTGGTATTCCAATCTTTTCATCTCCAACTACTAGTACTACTTTATTAGCAGGCTGCGGGGCCTGGATTGATGGTAGCGAAATGGATCCAGCAAGTATTGAAGCTTCGATGTTGTTTCATAGTTGTACTTTCATAACACCAAATGCAGATGCAATAACAATGACCAATGGTGTTAGGGTTGAATGGCTAAACAGTTTTACGTATTTTGCCAATAGAGGATTGTACGCAGTAGATGGAGCAACTGGAAGAATAAGTCAAGACGGTAGTACAGTAATTTATGGAGCAGAAATTCGAAGCATTGGATCAGCATCAGTCTATGGAAACTATGGCGCAGTAGCTGACGGTGCAGATACATTGATGTATCTAATACAGCATAATTTTGGATATATTGGCAGTGGTTTAAATTCTTCAAACGATAAGACACTAGCAATACAAGCTAACGAAGCAGTTGAATTAAATTCAGGTCGAATTTATTATAGTTCTACGGATCATCTAGGTAACTTTAGAGTTGGAACTACATTTTATGTAGATTTTGAAAACGGTACTACTAGTATTGACACTAGTTCTGTAACATTTGATAATCTTGCTCAAATGAAAATAGGAACCGATCCTAATTTTACTTTTATTACTTACGACAAAATAGATACAGGAAACATTAGGATTTCTGGAAACACTGTTGAAAGTTTATCTGGAGAATTTAATATTGACAGTGCAAGTGAAAATATTAATTTCAATTCTGATGTAAATGTTGCTAAAAATTTAGCAATGACTGGTAATTTTAATTTTGACGGCTCATTAAATTTATTTGGTAATGCTTATACTGATACTGTAGATTTTAATATAGACATTGAACAAAACTTTAATCCTAATATAGATACACAATATAATTTAGGTTCAATAAGCAACCAATGGTTAAATGTTTGGTTATCTGAAGCTAATATTAATAGTATTAGAATTTTTGACAATGTAATACAAACACAAGACTCTAACTCAGATCTAGAACTACGTGCAAACGGATCTGGGCGTATTTTAATTCCTAGTAACAATGTATCATTTAGTAATGACTTAACAGTTGTAGGTAATTCATCTTTAGACAATAATGTCAGTGTAGCAAATTTAAATTTAAACGGTGTTGTAAATATTGTAGGTGATGTAAGTGTACAGTCTCAAACAGTAGACGGATTTTTGTCAGTAACTGAGGCAGTACAGTTTGAAGAAATTTTAGTTGACGACAACGTTATCACAACTACTTCATCAAATGCAAACTTAGAATTACGTGCAGAACCTACTGGAATAATTTTAGTTCCTACTAGCGATGTACTAGTAAGTAATAGTTTAAGTGCTGATAATATCTATAATACCAGTACCATAGCAATAACCAATGTTGTAGAATTTAATAAAGCTGACGTAGCTAACATTGATATTTCACAAAACTATATCACAACCAACAACGGTAACTTAGACCTAGTAATTAGTGCTATAAACAGTAGTAGTATTACGTATTGGGCAAATGGCTCAGGGTTCAATACTGATTTTGCAGTATTTCCAACTGGCGGCGATCCATGGGGAATATATTACTGGGCTACCGGTAGCTATTTGGAAATAACATTATCAGCATGGACAAACACTAGTGCATTTAATAATCTACTAACAGTTTCTAGCGGTTCAATATTACAGCTAGACCCTGCTGGATACGGTAATTTAATAAATTTTACTTCCACTAGCGGTTGGGTAAGTCAAGGCAGTGGCGTATATAGAATGACCGGTACTTGGGCATTTGGTGGCCCAACAGTTGATTCTGGAATTACCAATTTTAAATTTACATATATTATTGTCTCGGGCGATATAACATTGCCAAATAGTGATGTTATTTTTGAACAAGATTTAACAGTAGACGGCATTACAAGTTTACAAAATGTCACAGTAATAGGTACACTAGATCAGTTAGGATTAAGAACACAACTAGGAAACTACGCTCAAACAGGTAATTTAGTACAAAGCGGAAATATGTTTGTTAACAGTGCAGTACAATTTTCTGACATATCAGTAGACGACAATGTTATTACACCTACAGTAGGTAATAATGATTTAGACTTACGAGCGAGTGGAACTGGAAAAGTACTAGTACCTAATAATAACGTTAGAGTAACAAATAATTTATTTGCTGCAACTATAACTACTGGTGATATTATAATTGATCAAGACATTGACTTAGATGATATTATTGTTAGAACTAATAACATACAAATCAACGACAATTATATCACAACAACAATTTCTAATTCAGATTTAGAACTACGTGCAACAGGTGATGTTGCATTGCCAACCAACGATGTTATATTTGATCAAGATCTAACAGTTAACGGCACTACTAATTTAAAAAATATTATTATTAACGGGACTGTAAATCACACAGGTAATAGAACTCAAACAGGTAATTATTCTCAAACAGGAAATTTAATAGTTGGGCAGTTTTCAACTCAAAGCGATGTACAACTAGAAGCAATAAAACTTGTTGATAACTTTATTGCAACCACTAACATAAACGAAAATTTAATACTAAGTGCCAGCGGCATTGGAGATATTGTATTTGATGATAGTCTGCTTATTGCACAGGATCTAACTGCTCAAAGTATAGTAACTAGCAATTTAACAATCAATAATACTTTTGCTCTTGAAGCATTAGAAAGTAGCACCGACATACAAATTTTTGATAATGTTATTACTACTACTAATACAAACTCAAACTTAGAATTACGTGCTAATAGTGCAGGTGATGTACTGTTAGAAAATGTATTTGTAAATACGGATAGACTAGGAACTAGAAGCGGAAATATAACATTTGCACCAACAGAAAATATTACAATTAATTCTACAGGAGCAGTTAAGTTACCAAGTGGTACTACACTACAACAATCAAACACCGTAGGGGATTTAAGATTTGATACTTCTAATAATGTATTTGAAGCTCGCGGTCTGTCTAACACTATAACATTTAACGGTGTTTACTCTAGCGATCGCAGAACTAACCTAGTAGCACATCCTACTAATAATACTTTAAATTTAACAATTAATACAGTACAGCTGGCCCAAGTAACTGTTAACGGATTAATTACTCATAGATTAGATGTTGACGACATAGTATTTGATAATAATGCAATTTTTACAAACGCATCGAATTCTGATTTAGAATTACGAGCAGACGGCTCAGGCGAATTACTTGTCGAAGCGTTTACTATTAAGAGCAATATTATTGTTCCTACTACACTTAATTCTGCTTCTCGACTAGGCGGAACAGGACAGCAGTGGATAGTGTTTGAAGGGAACACAGCCGTTAAATTTCCTTCTGGAGATACTGGGTCTAGACCTGCAAGCCCGGTTCTAGGGCAAACACGACATAATATTGATTCAGACACACTTGAAACCTGGATAGGTGATCAGTGGCGATCTAGTGCGGGTCAGTTTGACTCTATCAGTGTTGCTCAGATGGAAGACGAAGCGTTCATCCAAACTCTAATATACGGCTAATAACAATATATTTTACTAAACGGATAAATATTGATAATGTAATGTGAGACCGCACATTGCAGGATATACTGTGGTTAGCCAGCAAAGAGCGCAAGCTGTAAATTAGGCTAGAGGGACAGGATCCCCGTGTGAGGAGAAGAGATGGCGATTGGTCGTATTTCGGGTCCACTCTTAAAGGAAAATCTCGTTAGAAACGGGATTAATATTGCCTTTGAGACAGATCTACTATATCTTGATGTTGTTAATCAACGCATCGGCATCAAAACCGTAGCTCCTACGCACGAACTACAAATAAACGGTACAACAAAAACAACAACACTAATAGTTGACAATAGAGCAGACATCGCAGATGTCAATATTGAAGGCAATACTATTAGTACTGATCAACAGTATCTAAGATTAGGTACATTTGACAACATCATTTACAATAACAAACTTCGTGTTGATTCAATCGACATTGAAGGCAATGTTATTAGCACCAATAGCTCAAACGCAAACTTAGAATTACGTCCAAACGGAACCGGCGAAGTACATGTTTATGCAAACATGAATGTTACTGGAAATATTCATGCAACTGGAAATATTAGTGCAGACGGAACCGTAACGATCGGTGATGCAGACACTGACAATGTAGTATTTAATGCTGAAGTTGCATCTGATATAATTCCAGACGTAAATGTAACATATGACCTAGGTACTACCAGCAAACGCTGGCAAGATGTTTATGTTAATAATCTAGTAGCATCAACTATTAATTCAACAGACCTGTCAGTTGCTGGAATTGATTTAGTATTGCGCCAAGGTAATATTTATTATGTTGCAGAAAACGGCAACAACGCATCACCTGGTGATCATCCTCAAGCGCCTTTTGCGTCAGTGAAGCATGCACTTAGCGTAGCTACAACAGGCGACACAGTACATATCTATCCTGGTGTATACACAGAAATATTTCCTTTAACAATACCAGTAGGTGTAACAGTTAAAGGCCAAGGCCTACGTTCAGTAAAAATTGTTCCTACTGTAGGTACACAATTTAATGATGCATTTTTACTAAACGGCGAAACAACAGTTGAAGATATAACAATAGCTGACTTTTATAGTAGCTCAACAGCAGAAATCACGTTATCTAGTGTAATTAACAATCCAACTCCCTTTGGTACAAGTCTTAATGATTTCTTTGGTTACCCAGTTGCTGTATCAGGTAATTATGTTATAGTCGGCGCTTTGCAAGAAGATGACGCAGGCGGCACTGAATCAGGCAAAGCCTATATTTTTAATGCAACAACTGGGGCTTTAGTACATACATTAAATAATCCTAATGCCTACAGTACAAGTGGCGCCGACACCTTTGGCGGCGCAGTAGCAATCTCAAATAACTATGCTATAGTTGGGGCAAATGCAGAAGATGATGCCGGTGGCGGAGGTTCAGGCAAAGCCTATATCTTTAATGTAGCTACAGGCGCCCTAGTACACACATTAAACAATCCCAATGCCTACAGTACAAGTGCAGGTGATGGCTTTGGTTTTTCAGTTAGCATATCAGATAATTTTGCCATAGTTGGTGCCTATGCAGAAGATCAAATTGGCGGCGCTGATTCAGGCAAAGCCTATATCTTTAATGTAACCACGGGTGCCCTAGTACATACCCTAGATAACCCCAATGCCTACAGTACAAGTGCGAGTGATGCCTTTGGTATCGCAGTAGGAATATCAGGTAACTATGCTATAGTTACCGCCTGGCTAGAAGATGACGCCAATGGTGGAAATTCAGGCAAAGCCTATATCTACAATGTAACTACCGGCGCATTACTATTCACATTAAACAATCCAAATCCTTTTAGTTCAAGTGCTGGTGACTTGTTTGGACGGAATGTTGCAATATCAGGTAACTATGCTATAGTTGGTGCCTATCAAGAGGATGACGCAGGCGGCACCGGCGGCGATTCAGGCAAAGCCTATATCTTTAATGTAACCACGGGTGCCCTAGTACATACCCTAAATAAC